ATATTTGTCCCAGATTGCCAGTCCTATTTATATCAGCTGATAGAAGGTTCTACCACTCGATGGAAGAGCTTTTAGAGGGGATAGAAAAATATGGAAGTTTCTACCGCTTCTATTTCATTCCTAATGGAAACATTGGCCTCCATCCTCCCTTAGAAGTAGGGGGCTTCCACCATATTATAAGGAATCCCCCACATTGGGAGGTTTACGGACACTCCCAACGACCCTCTCGACTCCTCGTTCACACCTCGCAACTCGCCCGTCGTAAGGTCGGGTCTACTCGTTCCAATGAGAAGAAAATTAAAAAAAGCTGTCATTATAATTGGCACAACACACGTATGAACAAGAGACAGTAAGAGAAACCGTAGACGCCACTCCAGAAAGATTATTAGCTACAATAACAAGAACAATCTGATCACCCGAATTGAGATTTCTTTTTAACTTAGATTGCATAGAAACTGCTTGAAGACCATTGTGGCCAGGTTCAAAGCCTCTCCAACACATAATCCATTCTGGATGTTGACCTGGGAATGCACTGGTTGCATTTGCAAGGTCATAACCTTGTGGAACAAACATTACATACATTCTACCAGATCCGGTGAAAGAGTCTGATATATTAACATCAACAACTACTTTAAAATTACCAGCTTTAATGATTGTAGCCGTAGGAGCTAGTGATGTGTTATTAGAGTTTGTACAAAGGGGGACAGATGATAACTTTACACTAGTACCACCAAGACTGTAACTAACAGATTCTTGAATCAATACGGGAGACCATTTCTTGTTAGAACGGCGTCTCGAAACACGTGTAGGTCTACTTGGCATTTATGAATACCTTTACAGTTAAAAGATCCATCGAGCAAGTTATATTGGATAGAATGTTCTACACTCACTAAAAATGGTAGAAAAATAAAAACGCTTAAATTAGTTCATCTCCCATTCATCGAATCTTCTACAAATTGCCGAACCATCGGGACCAGTGAAGCATTCACTAAGGGAATAGTGTGAGGTAACGATGAGTTGAAACTTTGGCAAAAGGCGCTTACTTCCTCCTTTAACCTCAGCTCTGAAGGGATAACGATCAGCCCAAAGCTTAATATGGTGAATAAGAACTTCACACACCTTAGGATCCAAATCTTCCATGAGTACAACTTCTTCTCCATCGTAATTATCCCACCACTTGTTAGATAACTTTTCGTAGATTCTGTAACCTCTTGATCTTGCATACTCTCTTACTAATCTGGATTTGCCAGTTCCTGGAGGTCCATATATCCAAGCGTTCTTGCAAGATAATTCACCATCGTAACAAAATTCTTCTCTCTTTTCAAATCTCGAGAAAAACTTTTCATAACGACAATACATTAAGCATTCCTTATCAATTGTTCCATCTTTTGCAGCTTGTACCATAGCTTTAAAGGTACACTCTACATTATGCTTTTCTTTTGGTTTATCTCCCTCCTCTAGAATGATGCGACCATCCTTAGTTACATAATCATAAGCTTGATTAAACGTTCCTTTAACTATTTCTATATCTGCTCTTGCAACTAAACGTTTAACAGCAAAGAAACGCTTATTAGTATTGAAGATTACTAGAGCATGGACATGTGGTGTTCCTGTAGTAGGAGCGATTTCGGTGCATGCTACAATATAGTTGCATTCTATTTCTCTTAATGCATCTATATCGGCACTTGTATAGTTGTTTATAGTTATGAACCATCTTCGTGATTGTTGGGACTGGGACATTCTGGACAAAGGTAATATTA